TTAAGATAAACACCCTTGCCTTCTAAGACAGGTTGTAAACACATAAGTTTATTTGAACCTAAGTCGCACTCATCAAGTAAAAGAGTACAACCTCTTTCCATTGCATCGATAACAGGCCCAGGTACAAACTTTGTCTCACCGTTAACAAGTCTGAAACCACCGAGTAAATCGTCCTCGTCTGTTTCGATTGTGATGTTAACTCTGATAAGTTCTTTCTTTAACTCAGCGTGAATCTGTTCGATCATCAAAGTTTTACCGTTACCAGATAGACCAGTAACAAATACTGGGTAGAACATACCAGATTTAGAAATCTGTTTGATAGTATTGTAATGACCCCAAGGAACAAAACCTTCGAACTTTGAAGGAACTAAGTTTTGAACTTCGAATGCATTAGCAATTAAATTTACTGAAGTCTGTTCAGGTGTCTGAACAGGTTGAGTAGGTTTACTTACAACTTGAGTAACCTCTGATTCTTCGGTAGGTAACTGATACTTACCGTGACCACATTTGTATTGTGGTTTCTTTAACCAAGAAGGATTGTTAAATCCATTCTTAGATGCGAACTCATTAATCTCAAATCTAGAGACTACGGCACCTTCGCCATATTCTTTAGACATCGCATTAACGAACTCTTGTTTTTTAGGTGTTAACATAATATATACCTCTCTTTTTCAACATCTAATTATATAATATCAGGTAATCTGATATATTGTCAAGGCCTAATTTAGGCAACTTTTTCAATGAATTTATTCAATAATTGTCTATTCAAAGTCTTTTTCTGAGCAAATTTTAAGA